TTAGCGTACTCTTCGAGTGGCACTCCCAATCTTTTTGCAATGGTAACTTGGCTCGGGGAGAGACGAACCTTTTTACCGCGTCCTGTTCCTTTAGAGCGAGATACTCCCGCTACAGTTTGTCCAGAACGATTTTGTCTTGTTACTTCTTCATCCGGAAACCGGTGAGGAAACGCATTTTTCATGCGAGAATCTAACGCATCATAGTAATCATTACTAGCTGGGTCAAACCCTTCTTCTTGAACTAATTTCTTGTGCAAACCAAAGGCTGCAAACGTCATTGCGTCATCTTCGCCAAACCAATCGTTTTTAGAAGCCCATTCTTCGGCTTTTTGATCGGGTGCGGCTTGTCGAGGGGCAGGTTGGTATTGCGCTTGTGCGGCTTGTTGTTGAGCGTAAGCTTGTTGCTGCTCCGCCTGTGCGGCTTGCGCCGCTCTACTTGCTTTAGCTTGCGCATGTTTATCCGCAGCTAAAGTCAATTGAGTAATTCTTTCTTGAGCCTGCATCTGGCGATCTGTATCACCCGTTTCTATAGCAGACTTTAATTCATCTTTAGCTCGGGCTTGTTCCGAGGTAACTCTATGTCCGTACTCATCTATGTAGCTACGGTCTAAAGTTTGAAGCCTTTGCTTAACATCCGTGTTTTCAGCTTGAATGTTTTGAGCATAGCGTAATGCTTCTTCACGCTCTCTTTCGGCTTCTTTAGCTCTTTTAGTAAGCTGGTTGATGCGTTTTTGAACTGAGTTACTGTATTTCTCATGTTCATCGTCGCTTTCACTTTCCAATACTACGTTCGGTGTACTGGATTCATCCGAATCTTCCTGCTCTAAAATCACATCTTGAGCTTCTTCTGTAAACTCCAGATCTATCTGTCCATCGTCGGCCTCATGGGCCTTTAACTTTTCACTCATCTGCATGTCCCTTAACTATGGTGTATATCGTTAGGATCAAGAATTGTGGCTAAAATCTCATCATCATTGAGAATTCTAACCTCGCTGCCAAAGACAGCGGCATCTTCCCCGTTCAAACGGAATCTAGAACCGGCGTAACGAGCAAAAATTACCCATTTTCGTTCTTCACACCACGGCCCGCGGGGGTACTTTTCTTTATCTTCGTAGGCATCTGGCCCAAGTTTAAGAATGTAACCCACGTTAGTTTGAACAGCGTCTTCTTCTAAAGTCTTGGTATTTAACAAAATACCGCCTTTACTTCGTTTCGGTGCTCGAAACGGCATAATCAAAATCCGCCAACCTGTTGGTTGAGGAAGTCTTTCAATTGCACTTGCTGTAATCAAAGTGGGGTCTAACACGCGCTCCTCTTCGGGAACGTATAGCTTGGATAAATCCAAGGGTTCTTTACTTTCAGACATCCATATATTCCTGTTTGTCTAGCATTTCAGAAAGTTCTACAAGAACGTAATCACAATTGCGGATTTCGCCCATGCACTCTCGATAATGTTCCATATCTTTAACGCCACCCTCTGACATAAGTTCAGAGATCTGGCCCTTGCGATCAAGCAGCGTCTTGCGAACAAACTGCACGATATCGATACCGTCCATGCTAATTATCCTTAATTATCTGACGATATCCGATATTGTCGCTTCTTTTATATGGGAAAGCAAACAAGCAATGCCTTTAACAGCTTGTGTAACGCCCGCCACGCTCCGCAGCACCCATGCCCTTCTTAGTGCCTCGGGTAATCTTACCCATCATGGTGTTAGGCGTTTTTTCTTCCTTTAACTGAGCGTATGGAATACTGCCTTGGCCTTTGATTTCTGCTTTGTTAACAGGCTTAGGCGGCTCTTGGATTGGTCCGCCCATTATTTTAACTACTCCGGTCATAAATCACCTTTTTGAGATTGTTGTTTTAAAAGTTCACGCTGCATACCCGCATCTATACGTGCCGCAGTCATGTTTTCTTGGCTTTGTAGCCGTTGTTGGAACTGAGCTTCTCTTTGAGCAAGTTTCTCACGGTCTAGTTGAAGCTGTTGCTCCTCCATAGCCATGTCATTCTGCTCTTGTTGCGATTTAAGCTGCAACTCTTGTTGCTTCAATTGAATCAACGGATCAGGTGCCTGCTCTTGCCCNCCACCNTGTATCTGCTTTCCAAGCTCTACAAGCTGTTGAGTGCCTTGTGCTACAAACTGCGCCAACATAGCTTGATACTGTATGTTTGTCGCAGGATCTTGCAACGCTACGTTTGGGTTTTGTTGAGCAAATTGCTGGTCCGCNTGCTCTTCTGCCTGCAACTGTATGTGGTTTAACAGGTGCTTTTGCATGGCTAGCTGCACATTCGGCATCTGAGACGCAGATCCACCCGTTATAAACAACAAGTGCGATTGCATGTGCGCCATGTGATTCTGACCCTTAAAAGCCTGTAAAGCCCCATTTTCAAGCGCATCTATGTTTTCTTGCGCCGGATCTTTAGGTGAAATCTCATTTGGCGTGTCTGAAATCAATATCATGTCAGTGTTTTTAACGCCCAAGGCATCATAAACACGGCGATATACTTCCGGAATGTTGTGTATATCCGGAGCCTGCATAGCCATTTGAAGCTCTGTCTGAGCTAAAGCAATACGCTGGCTTTGAGAAAAGATGTTCGGGTCTGAAACAGGTAAAACATCTACCTTGTCATCAAAATCCGTTGCTTTTACGGTAGATTCTGCCCCCGGAACATCATACGGATAGACCGGAGGAAGGCTTTCTTCCATCACCCGCGCTAAAATCTTAAACTCAGTCTTCATCGCATAATGTAAACGCTTGTGTATTGCGCTCATTACACGGCTACCCTGCTCCAATAACGCAACAGTAGTGCCGACAGCCGCGTTTTGGTTGCCATCACCTACTTTCATGTCAGTTATGGTGGCAAACCGCTGTGCAGCGTCTACAACAAAGCCTAATAGCTGGTATAGCGTCTGATCTGGCCCTTTAAACGGTAACGGCATCAAGCTGTCACGTATTTGACCGCCCGGAGCGTCTACATCCCTAAATTCACCCGGCTGTAGCGGCGTATCATCGTCCCTGATCCGCAGGCCGCGTGCCTTAAAGCCCGCAGGAAGGTTAGATAGCGTACCCGCATCAATCAATTGCCGCAGTGCAGCAGTCGCGGTGCGCGATAAACCACCAATAGTATGAATCAAACCTAAGCCGTAGAAACCAAAGCCCGGAAGAAACTTGTAGTGAACAAAGTATTGAATCTTAGTAGTTAACGGGTCGTCTTCCTGATAATTACGTCGAATAGCCAAAACTTTGTTGTTTTCTTCACTAATAGTGACGATATACGGCACTTTAATGCCTGTTTCTTCACCATCTTCGTCTTGATGCTCATAGCCCGCTAGGTCTAAGTCCGCGTGAAACTCTAAAAGCGTGCAGTCGTAGTCCACATTAGAAGAACTCATACCGTCTATGTAGTCCGTTTCTTCCGAAATGCTTGAAGTACCCTGCTGAGACGGTAAAACAGGAACGTCTCTATAGAAACCACTTACCTGCTGCTTGCGCAAATCGTTTAAAGAAGTACGAACAACGTGTGTTACACACGGGCAAGTCAACAAATCGGTTGTTTCATACGGTACAACAAGGTATTCCGCCGGTACAAACTTGCTTACAGGACGGCCCAGCGTGTCATCAAAGTACACTTTCTTAAACGTGCTACCCGCCAACGGCAAGTTAAACAACATCTGGTCAAATTCTGGTGTGTATTCTTCCATTACGTTAGTAATGTAGTAGTTCATAAAGTTTTTAACGCGAGAAGCCTGCTCTACTTTGGCATGAGTCTGTGACCCGAGAACCGCGGTTCGTACAGGGCCGTCAGGGGGTAGTAGCTCATTGAAGGCTTGTGCTTGAAACTGTACAGCCGCTTCGGCCAACACGGGGTGTGTGACACCAGTAGCGCCTCTAAACGGCATTGTGCGTTCTTCGTACTTAAACCCCAGTAGCTCTAGACCGTTGGAATACGTCTCTTCCCAATCTTGTCGAGATGCTTTGTTCGAGGTGTACTGGTCCATCAAGTCGTTGGATACTTCAGCAAGCTCGGAATCCGATAAAAACTCGGCCAAGTTGTCAAAGAAATCATCTTCACGTTCTTTGTTACGCAGCGGATCAAAGTCAAAAGTGACTCCACCGTCTTCGTCTTCGGTGATCTCAATGCCTTCAATACTTAAAGCACTGTTGGTTTCTAAGCCGTTGGGCAGTGCTTCAACTTCTACAGCTAAAAGCTCTTCGTCCCCAAGCTCCATGCCTTCTCGTTCCATTAACGATACGGGAGGTCTGTTTTCATTTGCCATAGATATTTACTCTTGCTTACGTGTTGCTGTTTAAGACATGCCCGATTCAGTATTTATGTTCATATCTTGCAGCCGTGGAAGACCATTATTAATGCGATAGGTGTTAATCTGCCTAAGCTCTTCCAAAGTATAGCCATTTCTTCTTGCAAAATCTGCTTCGTACTCTTGGTATGCGGTATTATACTGTACTTGCCCTACCATTTCCGGAACATTAAGGGGTCCGCCGGACATATAATCATCTCGCTGCGGAAGATCACCGTAGCTAAAGTTGTTATAATCCA